AGTTTGCCCGATGGTGGTTACGTCGATCTCAGCGCGGCTGATCTCAAAGCTCCAATTTTGCACCTGCCCAACAGCGGCGTAATCGGCGTAGTACACCTCAAACTCGTTGGGTGCTACAGCAGTGCCGTCATCGGTGATGGCAAGGATAGTGCCGCCAGCGCTGGTTGAAACTGTCAACGCGCCAGTGGCAGCGGTGTAGCTGAGGACGTAGTAGGTAGTGGCAGCCGAGATAGGTGCAGGCAACGTGCCGGTGCCGGCAGCGCCAGTTTGGCTGTCGATTACGCGAAACTTAACGGGGTCGCCAACCTTGAAATTCAGGTAAGCGGCAACAGTGATGATGTCAGTTGCGACAGCAACACCAGCTTCGCCAAAGTTGCCGTTAGTACCAGCGGGTTTGTAGTAAAGAGCGCCGGACGTACCGGACAAGACAGTGACGGCCATTGTTGTGAGCGGTAGTGGCTAGTGACAGTGTACCTAGTCTAGATACGCTTCAAACGTAGCCGTAAGTTGCGTTTGGTAGTACGGCTGCGGTGCTGCTGGTGTCACCTGCGCTGGACCTGAAGCCGGGTCAAAGATAATGCTAGAAAACTTGGCGCGATCAAATAGATCCTTGACGCGCTCTGCAATGGTGAAGTTAGCAGCCGTACCAGCGCCAATCGGAGTAAACACATTGACCACCAACGTGCCGTTTTGCCGGTTAAAGCTGGTGAGCGTAGCGTAGTTGTTGTCGCCAAATCGTATGAATGCTTGCAGCCATGGGGTGTTGTTAGGTGGCGTAAACGGTACGTTCTGATAACTAACCGGGTACACAGGCGCTACCGCCATTTGCGCAGCAATACGCGCTTCAATGGCGGCGCGGACATCGTTGTAGGTGCTGCTCATGATTCGCGACCAATGCGTGCTGCTGCAATTCTGACGCGGCCTTGCACGTCCTTGGCGGCGCCTTGCACCCAGCCAGCAGGTGCCTGCTTGCTGGTGCCCCTGGCCAGCGGCTCTGCGTATGGCAGGTTGTTGTGAACTGAGTAGATGTTGCCTAGTTTTTCCTGCCCAGCTTGATAGTTATATGCTCGCATTGGTGGAATGCCTGAATAATTGCCAGGTGGCGGCGGAGTGCTGCCTGCTGCATTTTCGCCCACTTGCCAACCAAATCGAAACCTACCAGTGTCTACGGGGCTTTTGCTTTTGACCAATCCATCGGTTTCCAGCACCGTAGCGCGCAGTAATTTCTCCATCTGGTCCTCGCAGTACCTGCCAATTTCACCAACGCGGATAGTGCGTGCCATTAGTCTCTCAGGATTAGCTCGTAGGTGATTGGCTCGTTGTCCTGCTCAATAGTGCGCACCTCAATTATCTGCAAGCTACGGGTGCTGATGATGACGCGATCAGCAGTGGTTGGCACTGCTGCGGCATCTGCTGCTGCAATGATCAACCGTTTATCACCAGCTTGGATCAGGTCATTTACTTCACGCAGTGCTACATCTTCCAGTACACCACGCAATACGGTGTCACTGGTGGTTTCAGCAGCAGTGCCAGTTGTGGTGTTATAAGTGCCAAGCGTTACGCGGCGGATGGTAACCTCACCACCAAACCGTGCCATCAGCTTGGATGCAACCTTGCGTAGCGGAGTAGCTAATACCATGCACCTATCTTAGTCGGGGACACTACGAGGGTTGCTCAGATGTCAGGGAACTGGGCTGGCGGCACCGAGAAGTTACTGGTGTAGCGGGCAACGCCTTTGGTGATGCGCAGGTCGTCTAAATAGCCGTCATACAAGAAAGCAGTATCGTAATAACCTCCAACCACTAAATTGCTGCCAGTTAAGTTTGACGTATTTGTAATAGAAGCGTGTACGTTGCCGTTAAAAAATAACCGCACAGTTCCAGATGCTCTAGTTAAAGCAACATGAAACCATGTATTTGCGCTAAGTACAGCAGTGTTAGAGCCTATATAATTATTATTTATACTTGCATAAAGTCCGCCAGTCAAGAGGTTACCAGTAACGTCGCCACCTTGAGCAATAAAAATACCATTGACATAGCTTGTATTCAGACCACCTGCAACAGGAGATATTTGCAACAATCCTCTTTGATTAGAACCTGAAACATCTCTTGAATATGCCCAGAACTCCACAGTGAAATCACCCGTGCCAAAGGCAAAGTCAGAGCTTGCCGCAAGCGTAAGGCGATCAGCAACTTTATCAAACGCAATTACTCCAGTGGTGTTTCCAAACTGGTTTGCAATTGCCGTGCTGATCTGCGCGTTACCAACAGGCGTAACCGTCTTCGGCGTCGGGCTGTTGTCGGTGATCGTGGTGGAGCCGTTCGTGCCATTGCCATGGAGCAGCAAAGAGACGCTGGCAAAATTGGGATCTTTGTATGACGGGGAAATAACCCAACTCATGGCACCATCCTCCAGGGGTGATTAGTGGCAGTGGTTTCTAGTGCTGTCATGTTAGTACTGAGCATCTGCAAAAGGTGCGGCCGGTGGGGTGAAGTTGGCGGTGTAACGGGCAACGCCTTTGGTAATGCGGAGATCGTCGATGTAGCCGTTGAGATTAAAGTTTACTGTTCCTGTGGTGTCAAAACCAACAAAAAGCTGATTTGAATTAGACGAAGTAGGCATGGTAATTGTTCCAAATGTCCCAGCGCCGTTAAGATACACCGCACTTGATGTGTTATTAAGAACAACAACATAGTGATACCAAGTATTGATTGTAATTGAAGACGAGTGAGTGATTCCGGTTGTCCCGGCAAAAGGAACACCAGCCACAAGCTGACCTAAATTATTAATCTCTAGAAAAATAAAAGACGATGCTGAATTATTCAACCCTGCCATTGCAAAACGCAAAGCATTGCCAGATCCAGGCAGGGTATTTAGATAAAACCAGCACTCAAAAGTATGAGGGCCGCCAGAAAAATTCCAATCAGAAGCAGCGGCTAATGTTAATCTGTCACCATTCCCATCAAACGCAATTACTCCAGTGGTGTTTCCAAACTGGTTTGCAATTGCCGTGCTGATCTGAGCATTACCAACCGCCGTAACCGTCTTCGGGCTGGGGCTGTTGTCCGTAATGGTGGTGCTGCCGTTAGTGCCGTTTCCATGGAGCAACAGAGAAACGTTGCTGTAGTTGAGATCGCCTTCAACATAGGTCTTGGCCAACACCACCTTCCCCGGCACATAAATCGGGCTCATGGCTGACACCTCGTAGTGTTATAGGTTTCGGTGTTGGTCATGGTATTGCTACTCCAAATGCGGTGATGAGAGCTGACACGCGGGCGTCAAGGAGGGCGGGGTCTAGGGATTCTCCGATGCTGTAGAAAGCAAGGCGGGCGTCGGTGTGAGCCGCCGCAACACCGCTTGTGCCGTTGCGTGCAAACACATATACGTTGTGAGACGCAGGGGCAGTTGAAACAAGACTGCCGCTACCAAAAACTGTAGGGACAACAGTAGCTCCATTTGTTCTTGCGAAAAAAGTAGAACTGCTGTTTCTGTTAGTTGCTTTTAATCCGGTGCTAGTGTGCGTGCTGGATGTTGCCTGGTCAATTGAAGCCGACTTATTGCCCCATCTTTCCCTTGTATTTCCAGGATCGTATATAACACCTATACTATCTCCAGCCGCCCAATCTCCGGCAAAATAATACGAGGCTAATGATGGTATTGACGATACCCAAACGCTAGCATGTGAGCTATTCTGCGGATCAGCGTTGTTGTTTCGATTACTGTTTAAGTACTTCGTGCTGCCATTCCCCACCAACCCCGTCTCACGGTTGTAGTCACCAGAAACAAAGTTGAAAGGAGTAGGAGCAGTTCCCACCAATGGCACCAACGCCCCAGCAAGTGTGCGGGCACCGGCCAAGATGCAACTCGCTTTAATGGCTGACCATGTGTTGTCCAGCTTGCAGCCGACCACGAAGTCGTTGATGGCTTTGCCGACACCAAACTCCAACGGTTGACCATCAGCCGTTTCCACCGCATTGACGTATGCAATGGCATCGGTATCAGTCATACCGTTGAAGCCCGGCTTGACGATCAGCGTCATACGCCCTCCTCAACCGGCGGAGTAGTGTCGTTGTCTACGACTGGTGCCACATAAGGCGTCCCGTCAGCATTGAACTGTGGCGGGATGGGGCCGGTGTAATAGGGACCGACCTTGAGATC